GCAAAGTTGTATGTCATCAAGTTTCCAGTTGACTGCAAATTGAAGCCATCTGGATACAACCAAACCAACGGATAGTATTCAACATTCTCAACCGTCATGTTTGACTGCTGACCAACGCCAAACTTGTGAACCATCTTATGGCTTTCGGCTGCCGTTTGAATCTTTTGGATTATTTGGTTTAGTGTCATTCTTGAGAAATTTGAGAAGTTTGGCTTCGTTGTTCTTTTGCCACTTATTTGTCCTCGTTGGGGAAGTCATAGTTCCAAAAGCAATCTTGAGATGTTGGAAGATAAATACCACCGACAAAAGCGGTGTTCTTTGGACGGATTGTATCAAATGTACTGCCGGGATTCAAGAACAAAGGATAATCATTGGTGTATGTGCGTAGATAATCCCTTAATCGGTTGGCATAGTATTCCGCTTTGTCACGATAACGCCCTTCGATCATTGTCATTTCCTCAACTGATACCGCCCTTGCATTGTCACTTTCACGAGATGCAACCGATTTGTTCATCAATTTGAAGGTCATTGGAAGCATTGCTTCAGTCAAGGTGTAATACTTCAAACACGGTGCAATGTATGAATCCAAAAGGGTAGTATTCAACTGCGTTAATGTCCCAGCAAATGCTTGTACTTGCAACTCATTATAAATGCCTGAACCAATCACATCACGGATGTAGATTTCTTGAGCTTCTTTGATTGCTGATTTCAACAATTTATCGTCAACATTTTCATTCAAAGGCGTGTTCGACTTCAAAAAACTGGTTGATATGAAATATACAAAATTGGTCATCGTTTAATCCTCCTTAATAATTGTTGTTGCCAAATGTGACGGCATTGTGGCGTGGTGATTCCAGTATCAGGGTTGGTATACCATTCACCTCTCCTCTTCCATACATCGTAACCAAGTTGTGCAGACATTGCGTTAATGTCCTCCCTTGAATACACACGATTACTTTCCACGATTTGTCTGCAAAAATCACGAGTGGTTGGGATAACCAAAGTACCTTTGATTCCAGCGGCTAAAGCGTAGCCATAACGCACCACAATTTCGGTTTGCAATCTCTTTACTTCTTCAACTCCTTTCGGGGTTGTTTCAAGACCATCTTCGTATGATTTGATCAACTCTGCTTTGGCAAGTTTAGCAATGGCATCAGCGACAACCTTTGCATCCAACTTGGTTATGTTTACTATGTCTCCAACTTGCAAACCTTTATTCTCTTTCAACACATTCAAGATGGCAGTTTCAATGGCATCCACAAATTCAAACTTGTAGGCTTCAAAATTGTCTGCACTCTCTCCGTATTGTTGGAATACCTTGATGTCTCTTTCATCATCCCATCCAAAAGGATTTTGTTTTGATAGGGCAACATTTAAAGGTTCTTCAATCTCATCAAATCCCAACTCTTTTCTTGCTTCGTTTCTGTCAATGATTCCAGCGGTAAACAAAGCCTGATAGTCAAGACCGATTGGTGGTTTGTTGATGGTTTCTAAGCGAACTGATGCGATAGGTTCAAGCAAGTAAGCAAAGGTGTCATCAATCTTTTGTTGACGGGGTTCAATGTAGGCGTGATGAAACATCTCATAGGCTTCAATTAACTCGCTACGACCACCCAATTGACCTTCCACACGAACTCCAAACAACATTGGAGAGTTCACCTTGTGTGCAACAAATATCTCTTGTTGTACGGTCTTATTTAACAAGTCAAATTGCTTGTCAAAATCCGATGGCTGAAGGTTGTTGATGACTGATTCCTTCTCTGTCGGATCGTTGTATTGGATAATTAACCCACCGGCATTGTCCGTGCCTTGATAGTTTTCTTTAAATCTTCTTGCAGTTGCACGAGCTTCTTCAGGTGTGGGGATGCCCTTGAATAACTGGATGTGAGTTTGTGCCGTAAATCCGTTCTTGATGCTATTCAAATAATAGTTGGATATCTCGGTGTCAACCTCAATGTATTTCAACGCACCAACATAATCAGGCAAGGGATATTCGCCTTGTCCGGGACGATAGAATTGGCAATAATACAATTGCTTTGATTCACGAGTTATAGGATTGTATGGTTGATAATGGATTTTCTCCGCTTTGGTATCAGTCCAGTCCGCACAATACACATACTCACCCTCCAATCCTTTGCGGATGTCTTTGAATGGAATGTGATAATACTCCGAAGGTGCGGTCTTTGCCTTGTTCCAAATCACCTCAACTGCAAACCCATTAAACAACTCGGCATCGTATGCTACTTTTGCTTTGAGTTCCTCGTAGGTCTCGTAGGCGTTGATGCTTTTGAGTTTGTTTTGGATTTTGGCGATGTCGGTGGTGTTTTGTCCGTAAACTTCAGTACCAATTCCAGCCACATATGAAGCTTTTGCAGAAACGATTGCATTGTGTTTTGGGGATTTGTTGAATAGTTCAATTAAAAAATCGGGATAGAGATTGTCCGCTCCGAAGGTCACGAATCCCTTTGCCTTGTTCTCTTTGAAAACTGGCAGTTTGTTATCGTGAAAGTTTAATCTTTGGAATATCATCTCTATCAAATAGCAATCAATCTTTTTTGTTTGAGAACTTGTCAATAGATGTGAATCCAAGACAAGCAATCACGATGAATTCAACCGCACTCACCAACTCTGGAGAAGGTACGATATCAGCAGGGCTAAGAGAATTATGAGCCATTGTAGCAAACAAAACAAAAGCACCGATAATGCCCACGAATCGTTTTGATGACATCTCTCCTTTGTCACCCGTGAAAATTTCTAAAAGTTTTTTCATAAATCTTTGCTTTCTAATAGTGTGTAAGTGAATGAATTGCCGTGCAAGGTGGCAGCCTTCTTGACCAAAGCCATAAACTCGTCAAAATCTGCTGACTTTTTGAACACTTGACAACCCTCACTCCAATTCTCAACATAGGTTGAATCTGCCCCAGCCTTGTGGATGTTGATTCCGTAAATACCTTCGGTGATTAACTTGGTGTCGTAGGTCATATCCTTGTTTGCATCTCTGTAAACCTTCACGGGTTTGGCTTGTTTTAAGGCTTCGTACTTGCCTTGATGCAATCCGATTGCGTGACTGCCACGATATTGTCCGGGAACTAAACGAGCAACGCCTTGAGCATTGTGAAATTCCTTCACTCCCTTTGTGCCGGGATCAGTTGTCGCAGCCCATTTCTTAAAATGCCACACATCTCCGATTTTGTAACTAACGGTTAACAAGTCATCAAAGACATTTGTCACCTTGCTTCCAGTATCCGAATTGCGAATCCCAATGATGTTCAAGTTGTAATCACCTGATTCAAAGAACTTGTAGTTCTTGGCCTTCATTGCTACTTTGATTTTGTCTATCATTTGCCTTGTCCTTTATATGGTTTTGAACTCTTGTGTTTGTTCTTGTGCTTGGTATGTCTGCCCAATTTGTTTTTGGGTTTAGAACGAAATGATGTGATATTTACTTTTGTTGCCATAAGTACATTCTGAAATAGTCAAAATCCTCTTTGCCACCTTCGGAGAGATAGTTCAAATAAGCATCATAGATCACTCCTTTGAACTCAATTGGTGTGGTTGTGGTATCCAATCCAGCACCTACCATCTTGACCGCATACACCTCCATTTGGTCTTGAACAACTTGCATCTGTTGAACCACAGATTCTGCTTTCTTTTCAGCCACAACCACCGCTTCTTTCAATTGCTCTTTCTCAACCACTTTTGCTTCCACCAATTTCTCACTCACCTCGTGTGCTTGTTTGGTGGCTTGTCCAACGGCTTGTGTGTTCTGTTGAATCTTCTTCAACAAAGCATCAATCTCACTTACTGGCTTGGGTTCAGTTGCCCAAGATTCGGTGAACAAATAACCACCGATGAAAGCGAATGCAAAAATGATCAACAATCTCATAGTTTCTTCATTGAGTTAATGATGCGTAGTTCAGTAATGGCTGCGGACAAAGCAGAATCTGCCGTCTTCAATGCCTTATATGCTTGTTTCTGCTCTGCCCGTAGTAGTGCCATCTCTTTGCGACATTCGTCAATCTGCTGTTGATTGCCCGAACGCAAGTCCATATACAAATAACTAACAGCCAAAAGCATACAAAAAGCCACGGCAGCAACTGGATTTTTACGGAATTGATCAAAGCTAACAGGTAGCGCATTGGGTTTTACTTTCGGTGTTGTCATATTGGCAATGGTGGGGGTGGTGGTGGGATGTATTCGGCTTGTGGTAAGGTTAAAACCCAAGCGTATTGTGATGCTTGAACTAATGGGATATCTTGCTCGGATAAAAACAAAAACCAAACGCCATTGATATCTTGAACGCAATTAAAAAAAATGTCAGTTGCAAAATACTGCCCTTGTATCAAATCCTTTTGTTCGGGGGTAAGTGTGTAACCTATCATACATTTCGGCTTAAAGTGGTTTGAAACGCTTGAACGGCGGTGTAAAAGTTACCTGCTTGGGTGTCGGTTAAGCCGTCACCGATGGAAGCGAAACTCATAAGATAATTAGCAAAATTTGAATAACTTATAGTATCAAAAAATGCAGCAAATGGAATAGTATAATTCGGCAATGTAGTTTGTGTTTGTAATACTGTTGTAGAACCAGCTAAACTATTATTTTTAAATGTTTTAGAACTATTATTTGCCGTTCTTGTATTAACGTAAAATCCCGCAGTTGTATTATTTAAAAATGATACTCTACTATTAAAGTCAGTTAAATCACTTAGAAAAAGACTAGTTGTATTAATTCTTGGATAGCATTGTATGATCGGTAAATATGTTGTACGATTTGCACTAACACCGTAAATAATGGAATTGCTTGCTGCGCCATTAGTACTTGTATAAAAAGAAATAGACAAATTATTTACACCTAAATTATTATTAGCATTTAAATTGCTATCCATATACGCACTCGTTCCGTTAGGCGTTGCCCCCGTACTCGCAAAAGTCCAACCGCTTGTAAAAGTACCCGTAAATGAACTGCTCTTTAAGTTCTGCGCACAAGCCGCAGCACTTGCGCCAACCATTGGATAAATGGCTTTCATCAAAGACCAAATCCCATCGAGTTTCATTTGTTTTACAAGCGTATCAACTGCAAGTTGTTCAGTTGCTGACAATGTACCTCCTGCGGTAGTTACCCTTGCAAAAAATGCAATTGCATCTGCATCAAAATCAGTGACTTCTTGACTTCCAATTAACCCCAACTGCGTAGGCAACTGCCCAGCGACTAACTTGTCACCAAACAACTTCTCATTAAACCCACGCATTATCCCAAAGTCCGGCATCAATAATCTCCTTTTACTGCAAACACATTAACTCCAGCAGCAGTTGCAACAGTAGTTCCAACCTTTACCACTTGCCCTGCTTTCAACTGCAAATCTGAATAAGCAGTCACCGCCCTTTGGGATGTCACCGTAGTTGATGCCGTAATTGGTGCAAGTGCAATCTCATCAAACAATTTGAAATTTGCCCCACTTGAATCACTCACAAAAATCAAAACCAAAGTTGCTGTATTTGTTCCTGCAACCTTTGCCCCAATCTGTGTAATCTTCGTGCCGTTTGTTGCAGCAGTTAAAAGCGTGACCGTGTTTGTCATCGTTGCGCCTGTTCTGTCCGTTGTTGCACCCGTTACCGTTGCAAATGAAAGCTCTGGTGATAGTGCGAATATGGGTGATGTATTTGCTGGCATTTTAGTAGTTATAAAATAAGTATAAATCCCCACCCGTTGAAGGTGGAATGTTTAAGTTTGTCAAATTAGAACCATCAACGGCTGGAAGTTTTGCAGATGCGTCCAACTGAACCAATTGAGATGCTCCGTTAAATGTGTTTCCTTGCTTTGTAACGGCAGATGTTAACCTTGCATCAGCCAATGTACCACTTGTGATATTTGATGCGTTTGTGGTGTCTATATTTGGCACATCACTCAAGCCAACTTGTGCTTTTGTGGTGGCGTGTGGGTTGCTTGTGTTGGATGTGTGTGATGTAAGTGTTGAAAGGTTTGCGGTGATCTGTGCTTGTAACTTTCCGAAGGCACTCAATACCGTATCAGTTGCAGAAATCACGGCATTGGTTGCCAATGAAATACCCGTCAACACGACTGCTCTCACTCTCGCTGCGGTGAAATACTCGTTTGTTCCCTCGCTGATGTCTGTTGTTGTCAATACAACCGCACCCGTCTTTGTGTTTACGCTTTGGACATTGCCCTGAGATGCGATGGTTATGGTTTGAAGTGCATCGTCAAAAGTGATAGATGTGTTTGAACCAGCTTTGAACGCTGCCTTTGCCTTCGTGTAAACTCGTGTATTGGTGAAATATAGGTTTGTTCCTTCTGCAAGGTTTGTGGTTGAACTGGCTTCCAATACACGCTGACCGATGTTGGCAAGGTTTGTCCGTTTGGTTACACCTTCGGAATAGTCAACGATTGGAATACTATCCTGAACTACATCAATAGTTCCTATCGGATCTAATTGGGATATTTTTTTGTTAGCCATAACTTTCTACCAAACGACCTCCATCCTCTTGGAGTAATAAAAATGAATCTTCAGTTAATAAAAAGAAAGCCCTCAATGCATCAACATCGTAGTTTCGTTGGTTGAATTCCACATTGCGTTCAAAACCCATATCACGGTTTGTGGTAAACAATTTCTTGGTGAGATCAACTTCGTGTTCAACACCCATATCACGATTCGTTGTGTATATTTTTTCGCTCACGATACCTGATAGAATAATTCGTTGTTTAACAATGGGAGAACTTTCAAGAT